TATACAGGTGGAATAAATCAAACAAATCCAATCAATAATTTTTGTATATTAGGCGATAATACAAAGGAAATACAATACACATTGGGTAAAATTCCTTATGTAAACGTATTAATTAATAAGGATACAAATGAAAGATTAGACATTGAATACAAGGATATTCGTGGTAACTTTGTACTTACAACATCAGTAGCACCAATCACATTATCAGCTAAAAATTACTTGTATAAAGTACCATTAACCACATCAAGTTCAAACTATAATGATGGAACAATAGCGACATTAAAGTATTATGTAAATAATATATTAACATATTCAACAATATTTAATATTATTCCAATTTGTGAGCCTAAATATACACCTGTTGTTTGCTCATTTATTAATAGATTTGGTGGATGGCAGTTTTTAACATTCTTTAAAGCACAGAGCAATCAATTAACGGTTACAAGTACAATGTATAATTTGCTTCCAAGTAATTTTAATTACAATGTTTATCAAGGACAAACAAAAGCATTTAATTACAATGCAAGACAAACGATAACTTTAAACACAGGTTTTGTGCCACAGAATTATTCAGATTTAATTCAAGATTTAATGTTAAGTGAAGTTGTATTATTAGATAACAAGCCAGTAACATTAAAAACAAATCAAACGGATTTAAAAACTACATTAAAAGATAAGAATATCAATTATACCATTGATTTTGAATATGCTTACAATTTATTAAATAATGTAATATGATTAATGTAAGCATTTATGTTTATGGCGATGATGGTTTTGCAAAAAGACTTGAATTATTTGAGGATGAAAACATATCAATCAATAGTTCAATCCAAAACATTAATGATATATCAAAAGTCTTTACGGATTTCACCCAATCGTTTACGGTTCCAGCAACGAAGAACAACAACATAATATTTAAACATTGGTATGAAAATAGTTTAGATAATGGATTTAATGCAACCAAAAGAAAAGATGCTTACATTGAACTTGACACATTAACATTTAGGAAAGGGAAGATTCAATTAGAAAAAGCAAGTTATAAAAAAGGTAATATTGATAATTATACATTAACTTTCTTTGGATCTCTAATAACATTAAAGGATAAATTTAATAATAGATTTTTAAGGGATTTTGATTATTCGGCTTATAATTTTAACTATTCAGGTGCAGAAGTAAAAGCAAGAATTATAAGTGGCGTTACTAATAATGTTAAATTTCCTTTGATTTCTTCATTAAATGTTTGGCAATATAATACTAATGGATCTAGCCAAAGTAATTGGGACATACAAAAACAATCACACCCAATTTATTATAATGATTTATTCCCAGCTATAAGAATAAGTAAGATATTAGAATCTATTGCAAACCAACTAGGAATCACATTAGAAGGTTCATTTTTATCTAATCCCAAGTTTACAAATGCTTTTCTTTGGTTAAAAAATACTGATAAATTTATACAAAAAGGAACTGCAAATCAAATAGATTTTCAATCAAGTACAACTGGTATTTTTAATGTTGGAGCTAATTCATTAAATTTTACTCAACCTATTGCACCTAATTTTGTAAATTTTTCGTACATAGATTTTAATTTTACAAGTGGTGGTGGTATTTCATTTGATTTTTTTGTTTATAAAAATGGAGTTAAATTAAATGAACAAACAAATACAACTAATGCAACAGGAACACCATTACGTTTAAATGTTCCTTTTGTAGATTCAGGAATTTATACATTTTATGTATCATCATTAACACCAATAGTATTTACATCTGAATATCATTTTGAAATTAATAATGGATCAATACCAGTTATTGAAGTTACTGCAACTCAAAGCACACCACAAACAATAACAACTACTTTAAATGTGGCTGATTATATGCCTGAACTTAAAGCAGAAGATTTTTTTAGTGGATTATTAAAAATGTTTAATCTTACTTGTTATTCTAATGATGGAATTAATTATAAAATTCAGCAGTTAGAAGATTGGTATTCAGAAGGTAAAAATTATGACATTACTAAATATTGTCAAACTGATGATATAGATTTGGAAAGAGTAAAACCTTACAAGACAATTAATTTTAAATATGAGGAATGTGAAAATTTATTGGCGACTGCTTTTTTATCTCAATCCGATATACCTTATGGGAATTTAAAATACCAAGTTGATAATGATGGGGATGAATATTCAATTGAACTACCATTTGAGAATATGCCATTTAGTAAATTTACAAATTCTAATTTTCAAGTAGGGTACTCAATTAAAGCTGATACAAATGCTTATATTCCTAAGCCTGTTATCTTATACGATTATGGAGTTATTCAAACATTATCAGGTGGCCAACATTTTCATTTTAATGATGGTACACATAGTGCAACTGTTACAACTTATAATTTATTCGGACAAGATACATTAGTGTCTTCGGTCGTTAATACTATAAATTGGGGAGCAGAGCAATCAAGCTTTACTGACAAAATTGAGCCTAATTCATTATTTTCTAATTTTTATTCGGCTTACCTTTCAAACACATTTAATCAAAAAGCAAGATTATTGAAATTAAAAGCATTTATGCCTATTTCATTATTATCTAAACTTGCATTAAATGACAAATTAATCATAAGAGATAAAAGGTATATTATAAATTCTTATCAAACGGAATTAACTACTGGAGAAACAAGTTTTGAGTTAATGTCTGATTTTAGAAATATTTCATTAGATTCTACAACGACTACAACAACATCAACAACCACTACAAGTACAACGACTACGACGACAACTGCAATACCTAATCCTACCTTTGAATCTGTAATAATTCAACCAAATTGTGACACAAATCAATATGGAGTTATCGCATTAACCAATGTTGTTAATGGAGATAGGTATAAAGTATGTGAAGGTACTACGTTTACTTGTCCAAATACGGGTTGTAGTATGCCTGATAATTATATAATCAATGGTTATATGGCTTATCAGACTAATTTTATGAACCAATCTGCCACTAAAAACTATGTAATTAGGGTTTATAATGGTAATAATTGTAATGCTTATACTGATATTGCAACAACTTTATACGCTTCATTCTGTACAACTACGACAACAAGTACTCCAAGACCTACATTCCCTTGCGAAAGTTATCAAAATCAGTCAGGTTCAAATAGAACAATTTCTTACACAAGTTGTGATGGTACTATATTTACAAGAGTTAATATAGGAAATGGTGCTATTGTTTGTGCTCAATACGAAACATTAGGCGGTACGGGTGCATCTTATATGACAATGATTGGACAATGTGGAACAACAACCACAACCACTACAACTATTGCACCTACAAGTACTACATCAACAAGTACAACGACTACAACTACAACGACTCCACCATCAAATGGATCTACAATCTTTTATACTCTAAAATAATATGGCATTTTCAAGCATAAGTGATGCACGCACAAAATTGATTAATCCATTGACTGATGTGGATTCACAAATATTGTACGCAAATAATAATCTATTAAATTCAACAACAATATTTTACACGAATGAGGCAAAAACGATTTTGGCTTCCGCAGGTAATTACGTTATACCTACGCAGTTTAAATCCTATTATGTAACACTTGGGAGTGATGGTAAAATTGTTGGAACAATAACTGAATTATTATTAAGTAGTAACGATGTTACTTTTGTCGATGAATCGATAATAAATTATAATACGGGAGAACAAATTTCCAATAGCAATAATGAAAATTTTATTGGTGGAACAAATTTAGTTTTAAATGCATCTACATTATTGCTTACCGATAATTTTTGGTACACAAGAGATTATAATTATCCAAAAAAATGGTTAATAGATAGTGGAGTAATTAGTGATGTTGCGATAACTAACATAAATTTATCAGCAATGAAAGGATTTGATTTAGTTGTTAGAACTGGCGAATGGAATCCAACTTTAAGAGTACCGGGTTTTCCATATGGTAGATTAATGACTGCATTTATTCATATTGCAGCAGATTTTAATCGAGTTACAACCATAGGTAAAGTAAACTATTTTTTTAGACCTGATTATTTGATCCCCACATCATCAAATGAATATCCATCATTTTTTAGAAGAATGCCTGATGCTTTGCCAATAAAAGATAAAAATGGTTATGCAAAAGAGTTTATGACATTGACTAATCCATTATTAGATATGGTCATAAAGGATTCAGGAGTTCAAGGTGTTTCATCACGAACTTTTAGAGATCCCAAAAGACAAAATAAAGGATTAACAAAATTGACAGAATCATATTTTAAAAATAAAATAGATGGTCAAGTATCTCAATTAAATGCCAATTATCGAATGGCATACGAAAGTAATGGATCTAATTCTAATAATATTTCTCAAGTTGTTGCTTATGCCAATAAACATACAATTGATGCTGATGCTTATATTAGAAGTCCAACTGCATTTATAAAATCTAATGGGGCTACATCTGATTCTAATTATATTACAGATTCACCCACAGATGCTTCATGGTGCTGTGCTTTACTTGAATCATTACTAATTACAAATACTAATGATAGAGCCAATTGGTCTTTCAATAATGGTATTATTCAAAAAACGTATGACCAAATAAATCCTTATAAATGGACCACAGTACCATATGAAGGGACAGGTTATATTGATATATCACCAGCAAGAAATTATTTAAATTTTTTTAATCCTACTGGTAACAATCCATATAATAATTGGAATAGTATTCATTCAGCATACATTCAACATGATGCTGAGCAAGTTGTAGGACCAGGAAGAAGTCGCATAAATGTAGGTAGAGCATATAGTGCTTTGTGGGCAAATTGTAAAGCATATTCAATTGCTAATAATTGGGCAAGTTTAGGTGGTGTCATTCCAAAATTTAGTATTTATGCAGAGGGAATTTATCAAGCTGGATTATATGGAGGTTGGAATAATGTAGATCCAAGTTTATCAATAGCACAAGCAAAAACATCTTCTTTATATTCTGATTATCATAACTATTATATTAATGGTTCAATAGGAAGAACATCAATGGGTTCATATAATGCTTTATATGAAGGAGCAATTGAAGGATTTGGCTTATTTTTCTGTACTAATTATTGTAATAACTTAATTGTTAAATGGTATTTCTATAATGCAGTTCATTCTTATGACATTGCTAAAAAAATAATTGCTCAAATAGGTACTGAAAATTCAAAAGATTATTCATCAAAGAGAGTACAGGCATATAATTGGAGATTTTTTGAGCCATTACCTGACAGTTCTGAATTTGGATTTGAAAGAAAAGGAGTATATAATGGTCAAGAAGTTATTTATAGGCCGACTCATTCACCATCTTTTTTACAATCATTAGCAGTTTGGGCATTTGCTTATATGGATGGTCTGTATATGTGGGATAATCCTAACACTTATGGGGGTGAATTTAATGTATATCCACAAGAATATACACCCGAATTTTACATTTATGGTAATAATAGTGAGATAGATAATGGAACTTATGATTGGCTTTATATAGGTTATTGGCAAGTAGAACAAAATAAAGATATTATTGCAGCCAATACTAATTGGGTAAGATCACAAGTATATTTTAATGGTAATTGGACATCGGATACAGATGCAAATAATTCCAATTATCCAGTAATGCTTTATAATAGACAAGCACCATTGTCAGCTTACAAAATGAGTGCAGATGGAACAGAAGCATTAGTACTTATGATTAATCCATTTAATAATGGTTATACGAAAGAAACTTTTAGAATTAGATTGCAATTAAATGACAATCAAGAATTTGATATTGATACTTATGGAAATTATACAACTGTTGTAAGGCTTAAAAATTTAATAACTAATACAACGACTACAACCATTGCGCCAACGACTACAACTACAACGGCATCACCGACAACCACTACAACTACAACCATTGCGCCAACAACCACCACAACTACAACCGCATCAACTACCACAACATCGACAACCACGATTCCGCCATCTGTAATTTTAAATTGGTATGGTATTACAGGTTTAAGTGGTCCATGTGGTACAGGTGTATTTAGTGTTACTAAAAATTCAAATTCTGTGGTTAATGTTTTATTAAGTTCAAGTAAAAGTGGAACTTTTTCAGTAATTGCAGGTGATGTACTTGTTATAACAATGGTAGCTGGAGAAAGCGGACAAAGTTGTTCTAATCCCCGTGTTGAATATAATGGTTTTCAAGTTGTTTCTAATAGTCAAACTGGATTAGGAGTGCAAGCACAAATTACCGTAACCGTATCTTCAACAGATATTTCAAATGGAATTATTTTAGGTGGATCATTAAATGGAGGATTAATCCCAAGTTAATTTTTATATGAGGTATATCTGTTGTCAGCCTGCGAATGATTATTACTTATGGCAAGTCGAAACGTTCATTAATAATTTTATATCTAATGGTATCAATCCAAATCAAATTGATATTTTATTAGGTTACCAAAATCAGGATTTATCAAAGTGGAGAATTTTACAAACACATTATCCAGTACGATTTTTTTTCTATAAAGACACAAGAGAAAATGGAAGTTATATCCCATCAATTTATTTTAACTTGATGAAACAACATCTTGCATCAAATCCACATTTAAAAGATGAAGTTTTATTCTTGCATGATAGCGACATAGTATTTACAAGTACACCTGATTATTCAAAATTTGAAAAAGATAAGGTTTGGTATTTAAGCAATACAAATAGTTATATCAACTATGATTATATCATGCAAAAAGGAGAAGATTTATTGATTGATATGTGCAGAATTGTTGGCATTGATACTTTAATTCCTAAACTAATGAACGATCATAGTGGTGGAGCGCAATACATAGTAAAGGGAACAGATTTTAATTTTTGGGACAAGGTTGAAAGAGATTCGATAAGTTTATATCAATATTTTATAAATAAAGAACCTTATCATGTACCTAAATATGAAAATGATTATCCAATACAAAAATGGACTGCTGGGATGTGGTCATTGCTTTACAATGCATGGTTTTTTGGACATCAAACAAAGGTAGTTAAGGAATTAGATTTTGGGTGGTCCACAAGCGATATATCGGATTCAATTAATTACAAAATTCTTCATAACGCTGGGGTTCCTGATTCAAATAGCGGTATGTTTTACAAAGGACAATACATTGATAAATTACCTTACAATTTAAATTTAGATATAGATAAAAATCGAGCAAGCTATTACTATTATAACGAAGTTCAAAAAGCAGGTTTAAACTCACCATTATTATGAAAATATTAGTCGGATTATTTGGTATACATTACAAAGAAAATTTAAACCATTGGATGGGGTGGAGGCCAACCGTAGATTATAGAAAATCTATTGAGAATAATAAATGGTTTATATTTGATCATTTTGATTGCACATTTTTTGCATCTACTTATAATTCGCCAGTACTTGAAAATTTAATTACTGATTATAATATTGAAAGAATTGTAACTACTGATTTAGTAAATATTCCTAATGATTTAGATGCTAATTGGAGATCTCGAAATAATACATTTAAGAATTTATTAAAATTGATTTTAGATTCTGATTATCAGAAGTTTAATTACATTTTATTGACAAGGTACGATTTAATATTCATGCAAAACATTACAAATTTTACATTTGATCCTAATAGTTTTAATATTTCTTCAAGGTCAAGATGTGGCGATGTATCTAATTTATGCGATGATAATTTTTATGTCATTCCATCACCAATGTTATTAGATTTTTATAATCAGATTAAAGATTTAGATGTTAATATGTGGGCGCATGATTGGTTTAAATATTTAAAACCAATTAACTATTTAATTGATGATTCATTTTATTCGCACGAAAATCCATTCTATTATATCAATAGAAATTAAGACAAAAACTTAAAAATTACGTTTATGATAAAGAACATATTAGACTTGCTAATGATTAATAATCATTACGGAGTACACGAATCAATAGAGATTGCAAAAGGTAAAAATGAAATTCCAAAGACTTGGAAAAAAGGATTTAGACAAATTAATAGATTAATAAAATGGCAACAGAAATAGAAGTTGATTTAAATGTATCCAATAATATTGGTGGATCTATTAAGCAATTAAAAGAATTAAAGAAAGAATTAAAAAGTACAGAAGTTGGCACAGAGGCATTCAAAAATCTTTATAATCAAATTGATGATTTAGAAGATAAAATTAAATCTGCTAAAAATGTGTCTTCTGATTGGGTTGATACTTTACAAATGGCTGGTGGTCCTTTGGGAGAACTTGGCGGAGCAATTAATAAAGCAAAAGTTGCAACTCAATCATTTGGTTCAGCATTAAAAGCAACAGGTATTGGATTACTTGTTTCTTTAGTAGGTGGTTTAGTTACTGCATTTAATGACAATGAAAAATCAGTCAAAAAATTACAACCTTTATTTACTGGATTAGAAAAAATATTTAATGGAGTTTTTGCAGCCATTGAACCATTATTTAATACGTTAGTTGACTTGGCTATTAGTGCTTTGCCTATGGTATCAAAAGCAATGCAAGTTGTTTACGGATCAGTCACGGCAGTCATTCAATCATTAGGAAGTCTTGGAAGTTCAGTAGTTAAATTTATTAAAGGAGATTTTAGTGGTGCTTGGAAAGATGCCAAAGCATCTGTAACCGATTTTAGCAAGAATTATGATATTTCGGTAAAAAACTTTGAGAATGGAGCAAAGCAACAAACCAAAACTGAAAAAGAGGAATTAGAAAAAAGAAGAAAAGCAAGATTAGAAGCAAGTGAAAAGCAAGACCAAGATATTAAAGATTTATTAGAAAGGAATCAAAAATTACTCGATAAAGCAAAAGAAGATGATGAGAAAAATTATAATAATAGATTATCAAATGTAAATGAATTAAATACAGGGTATGTAGATAAATTACAAGAAGGTCAAAAAAATGTAAGCCAAAATTTATTTAAATCATTAACAAATAGAATTGATACTGAAATAGCATTAGAAAAAAAGAAGTCTGATGAAATAATTGCTATTAATCAAGCGGAAGCAGATACAAAATCTGCAATTCAAGAAGCATTTGTTTCAAATATGATGCGTATTGGTCAAGGTTTAAGACAAATTGCAGGAGATAATAAAGAATTAGCAATTGCAGGAATTATTTTAGAACAATCTGCTGCAGTTGCTTCAATTATTATTAATACTCAAAAAAATGCAGCTAAATATGGGTATGTAAGTCCATTAGGAATTACTGAATTAGTTGCTGGAGGTATTAGTGTTGCTTCTGCAATAGCTGCTGGTGCAAAAGGTATTCAAGATATTAGATCAGGTACTGCAAGTGGTAGTGATATGTCTTTTGGAAATCAACAAATGACACCAAGTTATTCAACTGCACCACAATTTAACGTAGTTGGTACAAGTGGTGTTAATCAAATTGCACAGGTAGTCGGTCAAAATCAAGAACCAATAAAGGCTTATGTCGTTTCATCTGAAATAAGTTCTCAACAATCTTTGGACAGAAATAAGGTTATGTCTGCAAGTTTAGGATAATGAAAATGTAACAAAATATAAAATATACGTTTATACGTTATGAAAATAATCGAATTAATTATTTCTAGTGACGAAGATGGAATTGAAGCCATAAGTTTGGTGGATAGACCAGCGATTGAAAGCAACTTTATTACTTTGGCAAAAGAGTATGAAATGAATTTGGCCGAAGTAGATACAGAAAAGAAAATATTAATGGGACCAGCATTAATCCCTAATAAAATGATTTTCCGTAAAGATGGAAAATCTAAATACCAAGTTTATTTTAGCGAAAGTACGGTAGAACAAGCGAGCCAAATGTATTTAAAGAATGGAAACCAATCTAATGCCACATTACAACATAAAACTAAAATAGATGGTATGTCATTGGTTGAATCTTGGCTAATTACAGATCCTGAAATGGATAAATCTAAATCATACGGGTTTAGTTTACCTAAAGGAACTTGGATGGTATCAATGAAAGCAGACAATGAAGAAATTTGGGCTAAAGCAAAGAGTGGTGAGATTAAGGGGTTTTCTATTGAGGGTTATTTTGCTGATAAATTAAGTTTGGAATTATTGCCTGATATTAAAGATGAAGAATTAGTAAGTCAAATTTTAAACATATTAGAAAATGAGTAGAGATAAATCATCGAGTCCAAAGGGTGGGAATAGAGGATGTTTATGTGCAGATGGCACATACAATAGTGATTGTTGTGATGGCGAATTACAATCACAAGGAGTGGGTTCATTAGTTCAAAGTGTACCATCTACAATAGTAAATACAAATAGTCCAAGAGTTTTAATCACAACAAGCAACTAAAATGAGCATAGAAAGCAAAGTATTTGAAAAATTATTTTCTGCTGATAAAGTAGAATTAGAATCACAAAAAGTAGAATTAGCAAGTATTCCAGATGGAGTAAAAAAAGTATTAAATCGTATGGATATTTATGTTAATGGTGATATGAAAAAAAATGTATTAACTGCAATAAATACCGAAAAAAGCAAATTTAACAAATTAGTAAAAGATGTTGAAGGAAGTTTACTTGTAACTATTCAAGAAGCTAATAGAACAAAAGATGCTAATTTAAAAAATGAAGCAGAAAAAGCATTGTCTTTTTATACCCGTATTATAAAATTAAAAACTGATTATTTTAATAATTTGCTAAAAGGCGCACAATCAATTTAAATATATATATATGGAATACAAAAGCACAAAAAATCGAGTTAAAGCAGTTTTAGGCTTTCAGATTAATTTGGCGCAGATGAAGTTAGAAGATGGTGTTACCATTATCGAAGCGGAAGAGTTTGCACCTGATTTTTCAGTTGGTATTGTTACTGCTGATGGTATTGTACCTATGCCTATTGGCGAGTACACATTAGAAGATGGAATGGTTTTGGTCGTTAAAGTTGAAGGTATTATAGCTGAAGTAAAAGAGGCTACACCTGCAGAAACTAATATGCCAGAAGCACCTGTTGAAATTAATGTGGAGGCAGAAGTTGCACAACAAGCACCACAAGCTAAAAGAGTGGTTGAATCAGTTAGCAAAGAGACTTTTTTTGCAGAAATTGAAAAATTAAGAACGGAATTATCATTACAGATCAATGAAGTTAAAGCAGAAAATGAGTCTTTGAAAAAAGAAAAAGAAGCATTGGAAATTAAATTAAATTCTCAAGAAGAAGGAGCAGAACCAATTGTTCAAAATCCTGAAGCTAAAGTAAAAAATGAAGGATTTGCATACGGTCAAAATAGACCTGAAACAATTCTTGATAGTGTGTTTACAAAAATATTTTCATAACAATTAAATTACAAATTAAAAAATGGCAACTACTTTAAGTCTAACCACTACCTATGCCGGTCAATACGCTAATAAGATTATTGCGGCATCATTGCTTTCTTCACCTACTATCGACAGAGGTGGTATTGAAGTAAAGCCAAACGTACAATATAAGCAAGTCATTAAAAGAATTGGTACTGATGCCATTCTTAAAGATGCAACTTGTGATTTCGATGCTACATCGACTGTTACTATTACTGAAAAGATTTTAGCACCTGAAGAATTTCAAGTAAACTTACAATTATGTAAGAAAGATTTTGTATCGGACTGGCTTGGAGCAGAACAAGGATTTTCAGCATTTAAAGTATTACCAAAATCATTTCAAGAATTTTTAGTGGCTCACGTTGCTGCTAAAGTTGCTGCAAAAAATGAAACTAACATTTGGGAAGGTGTTACTGCTAATGCAGGTGAATTTAATGGTCTTTCTACATTATTGGCTGCAGATGCTTCTTTGCCATCAGCTAATGAGGTTGCAGGTGCTGCAGTTTCTGCTTCAACAATTATTACTGAATTAGGTAAAATTGCAGATGCTATTCCATCTTCTTTATACACTAAAGATGACCTTTACATTTATGTATCTCAAGCTATGGCTCGTGCTTACATTCGTGCTTTGGGTGGATTTGGTTCTTCAGGTTTAGGTGCTAATGGTACTAACACAATGGGAACTCAATGGTATAACAATGGATCTCTTACTTTTGATGGTATTAAGATCTTTGTCGCAGATGGATTAGCATCAACTAAAGCAATTGCTGCTCAAAAATCTAACTTATACTTTGGTACAGATTTACTTTCTGACCTTGCAGAAGTTCAGGTGATTGATATGGGTCCTATTGATGGTTCACAGAATGTTAGAATTGTAATGAGAATGCTTGCAGGAGTTCAATACGGATTTGCTTCTGATATTGTTACTTACGGAATTACAAATTCTGCAAACTAATTTAAATAGCACCTCATTAATTTGGGGTGCTTATTTTTCACTTTAAAATACAATCAATATGCCTTGCGATATTACATTGGGGAGATTAGAGCCTTGCAAAACAGCAGTTGGTGGATTAAAGGCAGTTTATTTCATGACTGAAGGAGATGCGACTGGAGTTACATACGATGCAACAAATACAGATGCTATTACTGCAATTGCAGGTACTCCAATTGGATTCAAATATGATTTGAAAGGATCAAGTTCATTTGAACAAACAATCAATTCAAGTCGTGAAAATGGAACTACTTTTTTCACACAAACTTTAAATTTAAGTTTAAAGCAATTATCAATTAAGGACCATAAGCAGATTAAATTACTAGCTTACGGAAGACCACAAGCCATCGTAGAAGATAACAATGGAAACTTTTTTTATTGTGGTTTAAAGAATGGTCTTGAGGTTACTGGAGGTACAATTGTTACAGGTGCAGCAATGGGCGATATGTCAGGTTATACACTTACAATTGTAGGTGAGGAGCCAGTACCTGCAAACTTTATTACAACTACATTAACACTTGCAGGCGTAACAGTTACGCTAGGAAGTTAATTTTTGTTTGTTTGATGAGAAATTAGGGGGCATTTGCTCCCTTTTTTCGTTAAAAAGAAAACAAAAACACTTTTTTGCGTTTATACATTAATGAAGATTTTAAAAGCAATAGGTACGGCTCAAATAATTAAGTTTATTCCGACAAGAGATGGAGTCCCTAATGAATTATTTTTAAAAAATGAAAGCACAAATGAGCAAACAAATTATTATATTGATTGCACTAATGAAAGTTTTTATACTAAATTTTCAAAAATAGTTGCATTAGAAGAAGGACATTTTTATAGCTTAACTATAAATCAAAATTCTGATAAATATGCAATTGATAATTTTGCATCAAGAGTAGTTGCAGAAGGTGGAGTATATGAGGCAGAAAGTTGTTTATACACTTTTTTAGCATTATTTGAGCATACAAGCAAATTGATTTATAAAGACAAAGTATTCGTTACAAATCAAGATATTGATACTTATTCGGTTAATAATAACGAATATATAAATCGTTCAGAAAATATAATTTTATATGATTAAAAAGAAGGAAAATAGTGGTTTACATTTTATTCAATTAGAAGCATATTCACAACCTAAAATTGTTGAGTCTAAGCGTGATAATTGGGTGGAATTTGGAGAAAATAACAACTTTTTTCAATTTTTAATTGATCGATATAACGGATCAACGACTAATAATTCTGTAATTAACAACATTGTTAAATTAATATATGGTCGTGGCTTAGATGCAACGGATTCAAATAAGAAGCCGAATGAATATGCACAGATGATAATGTTATTTAGAAAGGATGTTATAAAGAAAGGAATATCTGATTTAAAATTATTGGGCCAATTTGCATTTCAATTAATATACAACAAGCAAAAGACTGAAATTGTTAGAGTTGAACACATACCAGTACAATTATTAAGAGCAGAAAAATGTAATTCTAAAGGAGAAATTGAAGCCTATTATTATTGCGATAATTGGGAAGATACTAAAAACTTTGTTCCTAAAAGATTAAGTGCTTTTGGATTTGGAGATAAGACATTAGAAATTCTTTATGTTGGTAATTATACGGTTGGCCAAAAATATTATAGCAATGTTGACTATATTGGTTGCATTCCTTATGCTAAATTGGAAGAAGAAATAGCCGATTATTTGATTAACGATGTGCAAAATGGATTTAGTCCAACAAGCATAATTAACTTTAATAATGGGATTCCTGATGAGGAAAAAAGGGAATTAATATCAAGACAAGTTACATCAACATTAACCGGGTCCAAAGGTAAAAAGGTAGTGGTATCATTTAACAATGATGAAACGAAAAAAACTACATTAGATTCTGTTCCTTTAAATGAAGCACCAAAGCATTATGAATATTTGTCAGAGGAATCAAGATCTAAAATATTATTAGGTCATGGTGTTGTAAGTGGTTTACAATTTGGAATACCAAGTTCAAATGGATTTAGTTCTAATGCTGATGAGTTAAAGAATGCAATTACTTTATTTGATAACATGGTTATAAGGTATTTTCAAGATACTTTTATTGATGGTATTGACAAAGTTTTAGCTTACAACAAAATCAGTTTAAATCTATATTTTAAGACCTTGCAACCTTTGGAGTTTATTGATTTAAATCCAAATGTAAGTGCAGAACAAGTACAAGAAAAAACTGGAGTTGCTTTATCATCTCATATTGATGAATTAAATGTCGAAGAATTTGGCGAGGATATTGATTTAAACGAATGGGAATTAATTGATTCGAGAAGGGTTGATGATTTAGAAACGGAAGCAAGATTAGATGCAGAATTAGAGGCATTAAACAACCCTAAAAAATCATTAATGTCAAAGATTTATGAATTTGTAAGTACTGGAGTTGCAAGGCCAAATATCGGTTCGGAACAAGATGGTAAATTATTTCAATCAAGATATAGATATTCGGGTGAAACAACTGAAAAAAGTAGATTATTTTGTAAGAAAATGACTGCTGCAAATAAATTATATCGCAAAGAAGATATAATGAGGATGAGTCAAAGTCCTGTAAATGAAGGATTTGGTCCTAAAGGTGCAGATACTTATGACATATTCCTTTATAAAGGTGGAGGAGCCTGTCATCATTTTTGGACAAGGGAAACTTATAAAAGATTTATAGATCCAAGAAGAAAAGGATCTGTGGAAGTAACTCCAGCGGAGGCAAGAAAAAAAGGTGAGATATTGCCAACTAATAACAAATTAGTTTATACAAGACCAATTGATATGCCAAATAAAGGATTTTTACCAAAATAAGATATGGCAACTGCATTATTTATAAGTAGAGATGAGATTATAAAGTTTACTGCGTTAAATGGAAACATTGACACAGATAATTTTGTCCAATGGATTAAATTAGCGCAAGACATACATATTCAAAGTTATTTGGGTACAAAATTATTCACTAAAATAAATAATGATTTAGTTTCTAACACATTAAGCGGTAATTATTTAATGCTTTTAAACGTATATATCAAACCTATGTTGATACATTGGTCAATGGTTGAATACTTACCATTTGCAGCTTATACAATTGCTAACAAAGGAATTTATAAGCATGGAAGTGAAAATAGTCAAAATGTTGATAAATCGGAAATTGATTTTTTAGTAGAAAAGGAAAGATCAATTGCCCAAAATTATACAAGAAGATTTATAGACTACATGAGTTTTAATAATAATTTATTTCCTGAATATAATACTAATAGCAATGCAGATATATTCCCAAGCAAAGAAAGTGATTTTGTTGGCTGGGTCCTATAAACCAAAAGCCGAAAATATTAAAAAATTAAAGATTTATTTAAACAAGTTAGAAGATGGCAAATAGTATAGGTTGGGGTTTAGGTGCATCTAATAATGAAATTGGATGGGGTCAAGGTGCTACTAATAACAATATAGGTTGGGGTTATGCACATCAACTTGCCTATGCAGGCCAAACAGATATTATTGGTGGATTGCTTTATATTAAAACTTTTGTTGATTCATTTCAATCAAGGGTTACAACAGATTCAGGAACATTTGAATCTTATTCATGCGTTTATAATTTTATAAATGGTGAATTGTCTAATGGTGCTGCATTAAATATTGTATTTCAAGGTCGAGTAGGATTAGATAGTGGACAATATGAAGCAGATAATTGCTTAATTAATTTTTGTAATAATTTAACATAAAAAAATATGAATTTATTAGATAGTGCTTCATTGGTTGTTACAGCTAATGGATATAAAGCATCAAAATTATATTCACTTATTCCAGCTGATGGATCAGGTGATTTTAGTGTATCAAGAGCAGGCGATACGGCTACAAGAGTAAATTCTAGCGGTGTAATTGAAACGGTTTTAGCTAACAAGCCAAGATTAGATTATACAGATGGAAGTTGTCCTAAAGTTTTGATTGAGCCACAAAGAACAAATTTAATAATTAGAAGTAGTGAGTTTGACAATGCTTATTGGGATAAATCATCGAGTACATTAACTTCAAATACTGTTGTTTCGCCTGATGGTACAAGTAATGCAGATACATTAAATACTACTAATGCAGCTAATTATTCATTAATAAGAGGTAGTGTAAATCTAACAATAGCAACGGTTTATACGGCTTCTATTTTTGTTAAAAAATCAAATTATAGATATGTAGGTTTTAGATTTATTTATACAAGTGGAACATTATATAATTTATATGATTTTGATACAAATACAGTAACTAATACAAATAATTCAGTTTATCCAATTAAAATACAAAATTATGCAAATGGTTGGGTAAGGTTAAGCATTACAGGATCAGCATTAGCCACAAGTAGTGTATTTGATATTGCCTATGTAAATTCAAATGGTTTAGTTACATCAAATCCATTAGGAACAGAACAATATTATATTTGGGGCGCTCAAGTTGAAGCAGGTGAATCTGCATCATCTTATATTCCTACCACAAGTGCAACTGTTACAAGAAATGGAGATGCAATATCAAAAGGTTCAATTTCTTCATTATTAGGTTTAACTCAAGGAACAATTTTATTTAAAGCGCAATTTGTAAATACTAAAGAAGTTATTTTATTAAATATATCTGATAATTCAGATGCTAATAAAATTAATATTCAAAATATAAATTCTACTCAAATTCAATTTAGATTTTTAGGTGTTGGAGGTTATACTGATATAAATTACACACTACCAAATTATTTAGGTTTAAATACTTATGTATTATCTTATTCAGCGACATCCACAAGATTATTTGTAAATGGTGTTTTAGTTGGAACAGAAGCAGGAAGAACATTTGTTGCATTAAATTTAGTAACTTTTGGAATTTGGTGGCAAAATAGTACTAATATTAAATTTGATAAATTAGCTATTTGGAAAACGGCTTTGACAAATTCAGAATGTATCACATTATCACAACAATAAAATGAAATTTAGAAAATACGAATTTGAGCCTACAAAGTGGGCGGAATTAAAAACAGATTTAGAAATTTCCCATCAATTAGGAGATGACACAATAATAGGTTACAATAAAGACATTATTGTTTCAGTTGTAGAAATAGGTTATATATTATTAGAAGATCCAATTTTTGATGATTTAATGAATATCGTTAAACCTGCGGTTTTTTCTGATAAATATTCCGTTGATATTCTTTGGCAAGAAAATGAATTATCATCATTTGAACCATACAAAATATGGTGTACACCAGTTGGCATTCATTCTTTTGGTGCCTCAATTGATATAGATTATGAGCAAGCATATTTAGAACAATTAGCACAATAATGGAAAATTGGAACGAAGTAATTTTGCCTACATTAACTGCATTTTTTGCATCTGTAATTACTTGGATTTTTGGTAGAAAAAAAGCACAGGTGGAAGTTGAAGCAGGTGAGATTACTAATGTCCAAGAAGCCATTAAAATATGGCGAGAAATGGCAAACGATATGAAACAAGAAGTTGCCGAATTAAAAATCAAGGTCGAAACTTTGACTACCGAAATTCATAATTTAAGAACAGAAAATATAGAGTTAAGAAGCAAGTTGGATGAAGATAAGCCAAAAAGGACTCGACCTACTAAAGCAATTTGAGGGAATTAAATTAAAACCTTACTTATGTCCAGCAGGGATTGCCACTATTTCAATAGGTTGCACCTATTATGAAGATGGTACAAAGGTAAAGATGACAGACCCTGAAGTTAGCCAAGCAAGAGCCACAGAAATATTCTTAAATGTATTAAAGCATTACGAAGCATCTGTGGACTCATTTACAAGGGATGATATTACACAAGAACAATTTGATGCACTTGTTTCATTTGCCTATAATGTAGGTACCGGAGCCTTAAAAAATAGCACATTACTTAAAAAAGTAAATGCTGATCCCAATGATAAATTTATAGAGAGCCAATTTCTTATTTGGAACAAAGTCAAGGGAGTTCCAGTAAAAGGATTAACTTTACGAAGACAAGCAGAATCTAAACTTTATTTCTCATGAAAAATTTAATATTTCTATTATTAATTTTTGCTATTATATCTTGTAAAACTAGCAAGGTAGAAAATCAAAAAACTATTATTAAAGTAGATACTTTTAGAACTGAAAAGATAGTTCATATTTATAATAGTATCAAAGACACTTTAATAGTTGAGAATCCGTGTGATTCTTCGGGCATTCTGACACGATTTTATTCAAAGATAAGCATTCCACAAGGTCGCATAATTATAAGGTCTTACAAGGGAAATATTAAAGCCACAATTGATATAGATTCAATTAAGAATATCTATGAAAAACAATATCAATCAAGATTAAAAGATAACCAGCACATAACTTTTGAAAGAATTGTAAGGGAAGTTGTTCCAACATGGGCCATAATTATTATGCTAATTCAAGGTTTGTTAATTTCTGTTTGGATATATTTTAAATTTTTCTATTAATGGGATCAAAAACAATTGAACAATTAGAAAATAGAAGGACCAAAACATCTGATTTATTGGAAACGATGATGGATGTGATGCAGAACATAGAGTACATAGATGATGTGGCCTATGGTTTACGAATGAAGATTTTAAATAATATCGAATTTCTTGTTGACACTTTAATGGAAGAATATGAACAAAGCCGATAAAGTCACAAAGATTAGGGAGCATTTCTACTCCACTAATATGACTAACAAAGATTTTTATAATACATTCCATACCATGTATGGGTATCAATCTTGGGATTCTTTAAGAAAGTATATGATTGCTAATGGAATTTTAACAAAAGAAAGATCAGCACAATCAATTAACCTAGAATTGCCACCAGTAGTCGTAAATTATAATCTTGAAACACTTGATAATTTTGGGATAGAAGCAAGCATTGGCAAAGAATATGTTTCTGCTAAACTACCGAGTAATCTAAAAAAGATTGGAATATTATCTGATATACATTTTCCTTACCATGATCTTACTGCGCTTACCTGTGCTATTAAGCATTTAAAGGATCAAGAGATTGATTGCTTATATTTAAATGGCGATATTCAAGATTTTTATTCTATTTCACGACATGAAAAAGAAAAGGATATGCGTGATTTTAAAAGGGAAGTAGATATGAATAGAGATTTCTTGCAGAGATTAAGAGATATATTTAGAAACATTCCAATTTATTATAAGTTAGGTAACCATGAAAATAGATTTGCGAGGTCTTTACAATTGCAAGCTGAAGAATTTGCGCAAATACATGATTTACAATTTGATGTATTTTTTAGGTTAGATAAATTAGGTATTACAATGATTGAGGATTGGCAAGGAATGGAAATGGGAGATCTATTAGTTGGGCATGGTCATGAATGGTATGGTGCTGGAGGTATTAATCCATCACAAAACCTTTTTAATAAAACTTTATGTAATACTCTTATTGGTCATGTTCATAGGACCAGTATGACTCAACGTAAAACAAGTATGAAGCAATTTATTAATACTTATACTACTGGATGTTTGACATTATTAAGTCCTAAATATATGCCATTCTCACATCACAATCATGGTTTTGCAATTGTTGAAATTATAAACGGAAAAAGTAAAGTAAATAATATTCAGATTAGAGATGGTAAAATTGTAAATTAGTATTATATTTGATTTTCATAATAGGTTAAAGGGTTTTAGTTTGGTCTTAATTTCCTCATTGGTCTTACCGATGGGGATTTTTTTATGCCAAATAAATAATTAAAATAATTTTATATAAAATTTTTTTATTTAAAATATTAGTTATATATTTGTCTCAACAAAAACAAATAATAAACTTAAACCAATCAAAAAATGACAAATTCAATCAAATTAACTGAAATCACAACAGAACAAGCTATTAATCATTCAAGAAATGATTACAATCCATACGAATGGAAGAAACAAATTACTCAATTAACAAACTGGTTTACTAATGTTAAATTTTACGAGTTTGAAAATGAGGTTTATTCTATTTATAATTCAAATGGAATTAATTCAATTAAAAAAATGGAATATTTTAATTGCATAGATAATGGAGGATTAAAATCATTTACTTTTAAAAACAATGAATTATCAGAATATCCAGTTAAAATTTCAAAATCAAAATCTGAGTTAGATTTAGCAAAATGGATGTCAATGCAAGGATTAGTTTTTGCAAGTGTCTATTTTAATATTTAATAATAAAACCCGAGCCGGAGCGGATTCTTCGGCAATCTTAAACCAACAAAAAATGACAAATTTACCAAAAGAGTATGCTTATTTATTCTCATTCCAAGACAAATTTGGAAATGAAATTACGTCAGTAGTTAAAAACTGCTGGAGCAAGCAAGATGCTATAAAAATTGCTAATAATCTATTGGCTAACACATCTCATTTAGACATTGTAAAAATCAAAACTAAACGCAATTACTAACATGAGAAAGATCATTAAATTTTTCAAAGAATTTCATCAACAAGATCCAGAAGGATTGTATGGTATGATTGCCATCACCATTTTTATTTATATTATGTATTGTCACATCATCCCAATCATCACAGGTCATGTATAAGTATAAAGCAAAATTTCAAGATGAAGCTGGGTATTATCATTGTACTTGGTATTGCGAGGGGTTCGAAGACTTTTGGTCTAAAGTATATCGAGAAGAAAGAGTTTACAAATCAAAATTTATAGAGTTAAACCAAGACTAACATGGAAAACAAATTAGCAGAAATTCAAGCAAAGGTTAAAGCACCTAAAGGACAATTTAATTCATTCGGTAAATATAACTATCGTAGTGCAGAGGATATTCTTGAAGCAGTCAAGCAAATAATTAATCCTATGGGTTATTATATTACAATTTCCGACACGATAATTAACGTTGGAGATAGATATTACATCAAAGCTACTGCTATTCTTTCAAATGGTAAGGAAACGTGGATAACGGAAGGATATGCAAGAGAAGAAGAAAGTAAGAAAGGAATGGATGGGAGTCAGGTAACTGGAGCCTGTTCAAGTTATGCTAGAAAATATGCACTTAACGGATTATTTGCACTCGATGACACTAAGGATTCAGATGCTACCAATACTCACGGAAAAGATGAGCATAAAGTTATTCAAGTAACTAATAAGCCATTACAATATTATAAGACTATAATTGATAGTCTTGATTCAATTGAAGGATGTATGTCATTTTACAATGATAATTTAGCTGACATTCAATCAAATCCAAATATTTTACCTTTATTAAGTACTAAAAAATTAAGTTTCACAATTAATCAATAATCAAATGAGCAAGTTAGTTTCAATTTCAATCAATGTCGACTTATTAGATGAGTCAAAATTTTACAAAGGTAAGAAAGGTACATACCTTAACATTTCAGGATTTCTTAAAGAAGATCCTGACAATTATGGGAACTTTGGTTTCATCACTCAAGATGGTGTTAAAACTCCTGAAAAGAATGCGCCAATCTTGGGCAACTTTAAGATTGGAAAATCAATGCCTGTAAAAGACATCAAAGATTTACCTTTTTAGATATGAAAAAGAAAACCTATTTATTTCGGTGGATTGATTTATTTGATAGATCAAGATTTTGCGAAAAGAAAACATTTTCGGAAGATGAAATTGAACCATACTTGAAAGCAAAAAGGAAATGGAATGAATTAGAAGAATACGAAGAGTATCTAATCATTACCGAAGAAATGGAAAGAGAACTAAATAAAAATTAATTATGATAAAGATCAAAAAAATGAATATTCACCAGGCAGTTGCCGATAGCTTAAATAAGAAAGGTATATTACCTTTTTCAGCAAGAGAATGGAATGTTTTAAATGTCCAGCAAGTTGTGTATTGGAACACAAGAAATAAAGGTGAAGGATATGTAAAATATCCTGAAGTAATGGCAGAGGTTGCGTTAATAGCTAAACAAATGCAAGATGAGAAAGCAAGGGAAGTCCAATAATTCATGTGAGATAGCTGAATTTTTTACGATGGTCGGAATTGTAGGAATTATATCATGCTGGATATTTGCAATAGTTGTCGAAATTATAACTAAAATTTACAACCAATGAAAAAATTAACATATAATACTTGGCACATTTATTTAGCCAAAGAGTTAGAAAAAGATTACAAGAAACTAGGTATTATTCCTAAAAAAAAGAAATAATCTTTGTATATTTGTAATATAATTGTCCAAGAGGGTAGGAGTTCTTGGGTAATTAATAAGGTTTAATAACCAAAGCCAGTTTTGCACTCCTACGCAGACTGGCTTTTTTATTTTAAAAAATGGACATATATAGTTTGTCAAGAAACTTCTGGGACTATGCTTATGATAATCCAGATAAAATAAAGCCAAATCATTGTGCTTTATATTTCTTTATTATTGAGCATTGTAACAGGTTAGGATGGAAGAAAAAATTTGGTCTTCCAAGCATGATGTCGATGGAAGCCATCGGTATTAAATCTCATAATACTTATATCAATACTCTTAATGACCTTGAAGAAATTGGGTTAATTATTGTGGTTGAAAGAAGTAAAAATCAGTATTCTGCTAACATAGTTGCTCTATCAAATTTTGATAAAGCACATAGTAAAGCACTTGATAAAGCATTAATAAAGCATGGTACAAAGCAAAAGGAAAGCACTATACAAAGCATTGATAGTATAGATATACCAATTTACAATAATACAAATATACAAGTATACAAATCTACAAGTATACAACGCGAAAATGATTTTAATTTCTTTTGGGATTGTTATAATAAAAAATTAGATAGATCTAAATGCGAGAAGACTTGGAATAAATTATCTGGAAATGATATTGATAATATTTTATCTACGATAGAAGATTATGTAAATGCAAATCAAGATATTAAATTTAGAAAAAATCCATCTACTTATTTAAATAATAAATGTTGGAACGATGAGATTATTTATCATCAACCTTTAGAAAAAAAAGGGAATCATCAAAAGAACTTTGAAAATTTACAAGAGTTAGAACATAAACTTTTAAAACAAATAGAAGATGGAACTTTTAATAACCCGTTCAGTAGAAAATAATTATTTGACTAAAAGAGAAGATTTAATTTATCAGGCATATTTAAAGCCAGCAATTAAATTATTAGCAGAAAGCCAAAAAGTAAAAATTGCAATGAAAGTAGTTGCATTAGCCAAAGCCAAATTAGGTTTAAAGGACAAAAATAAAGGTGAGGATGAAATGGATATAAAACTTATTTTATTCGATCTTGAGGCATTTGGTAACTATTCAGAGGATGATATAATGATTGCCGTAAACAATGGATTAAATGGCGAGTATTTGAATCAATCTGAATCATCAGTATTTTTTAATTCATCTATTTTTGTGCAATGGATAAAGAAATATTATTACGAAAAAAATGAAGTTTTAAGTAAGGTTGCAAAGGAAAAACAAAAAGAAGAAAAGACACCAGTACCAAGTGATCAAGAATTAAAGAAGCAAGCCATTGACACAGCCAATGAATACGCAAAGCAAATTAGATTTTGCGAACAAAACGATAAGAAGTTTACGTTTATTGCTGGAGGCTTATCAATCTTGTTTGATTATTTAGAACAATTTAAAATACCTACAATTTCAAGGGAAGAAAAAATTGAACTTTGGGATAAGTATTCTAATATTCAAGATGTTGAAGAACGTAAACTACATTGCAAAACTCAAGGATATATTAAATTTATAAATTCTTTAGCTACATTTGATTGTCATATTGATCAAGATGGAAATATTAAACCAAACGAATAATGAAAAGAAAACTAATTTACGTAACTGCACTGGCATTAATTTGCTATGCTTATTATTGCTCGACAAAAAATAATCAGACAATACAAAAAAATAACGAACCAAAGTGGGTATTCGGAATTTCCGAATCTGAGGATATCTACACTGATACAATAGATTTAAGGTTATACACAAGTCACGGAAGATTAAAATATAATAGCAATGGAAAATAAACAAACAGCAGTGGATTGGTTATTTACAAAACAAGATTTAGAGGATTTTGATACTCTTATGTTATATAAAATAGCCAAACAAATGGAGAAAGAGCAGATAATTGATTCATTTGATGAAGGTTTTAAATACGATATAAATAATGGTGGAGGGCAACAATATTACAACGAAACTTACAAACAATAAAACAATGAACATCACCGTAGCAAAAATTAGAGAATTGCTTGTAAAAGATTATGGTTGGAATGATAGTCATATTGATGATGCTAATATATCTATTGATGAATTTTTAGAAGACACATTGCATATTATTAATGATATATTAAAAGAACAGAATTGCTAATATTTTAGAAAATAATCCTAAATTAATAAAGTTATGACACCTAAAGAAAAAGCAGAAGAATTAGTAGATAAATTTTTTGAATATAATTACATGACTAAATGGGATAGTATTATACATAAATGGATTGAGGATAATAATAGTGCTAAACAATGTGCATTAATTGCAGTTGAAGAATTAATAGAAGAAGCATATTTTACAAACGGATATTATAATAGACATAATTATTGGCAAGAAGTTAAACATGAAATAGAAAAATTGTGAGAAATGAATATGAACATAAACTCCAAGTAGCTATTTGCCATTGGCTAGATTTTACACAAGACTTTTATTATTTTGCCATTCCAAATGGAGGAGCAAGGCATAGGCTTGTGGCAATAAAATTAAAAATGGAAGGTGCTAAAGCTGGGGTTGCTGATATGTTTTGGATGATATCTAATAAAAATTGGAAAGGTTTATTTGTCGAGGTTAAGATTGAAAAAGGAAGCCAGCAACCAAATCAAAAAGCATTTCAACAGATAGCACTTGCACATGGGTATTATTACACGATTGTTCGAAGATTAGATGATTGCATCGAATTAATAAAAAAGTTTAAAGCAGATGAGATTTGAAAGAAAATTATAAGAATGCAATTAAATGGATTGATAAGATGTTAGAATATCCAACAAGACAAATACAAATTGATTGTGCTACCTATTTAGATTTAAATTTTAGCCTTGAAATAAATAAGAATAGAATTTTAATGGAAAATGGATCATCATACCCAGCTTACAGACAAACAAAAAAAATTAAAGATTATTTGGAATTTAAATAAATTTTTATTAAACTTTGCGCATGAGTAATAATTTAATAGATCACCCACAACATTATCAAAGCAATGAGATTGAAGTGATTGATATTATCGATTCTTTTAATCTTAATTTTAATCTTGGAAATTCAATTAAATATATTTTAAGAGCAGACAAGAAAGGAAATAAGAAGCAAGATTTAGAAAAAGCATTATGGTACATAAATCACGAATTACAAAAAACCTAGTTCTAAAAAATATAAAGTGAATGCAATAGATCACCTTGTCAAGCGACATAGACATTGGATTAACATTGTTCGTAAGTTTGGCGAGGTAGTTTATGCTGAAGACATAGTACAAGAAGCATACATTAAGATTTTAGAAAAGAATAAAGAAATAAATGAGGCTTATTTCTATTATACATTACGAAGCCTAACTGCTGATTTATCAAGAGTAAAAATAATAAAGGTAGAGTTTACAAAGGAGATTGAATACTTAATTTCAGATTATTTAACAGAGGATTTAATAATCGAATCAACTAAACCTTATTTTGATTACATAGCAACTTGGAACTATTACGACCAAATGCTATTTTCAGTTTATTTAAAAAAAGGAATATCAATGCGTAAAATGTCGAGAGAATCTGGCATATCATTCACCTCAATTTACAACACAATTAGAAATTGTAAAAACAAATTAAAACAATGGGCAAAAGAAAATCACAAGGACTTGGAGATTCAATAGAAAAGTTCACAGAAGCAACCGGTATAAAGGCTGGAGTTGACAAATTAGCAGAAGCAATAGGTTTTGATTGTGGATGTGAAAAAAGAAAGGAAGTACTAAATAAATTATTTCCTTACAATAATCCACAATGTTTATCAATAGAGGATTATCAATATTTAGATCAATTCTTTGGTGCTAATCATGAAAGCATAACACCAATGATACAAAATGATTTATCTAATATTTATTTTAATGTCTTTAATGTAAGATTACAACAAACATCATGTGATTCATGCTGGCGAGATACAATAGGCAAATTACGCAAGGTTTACATAGAACATAAAACTAAAGAGGAAATATAATGCCAGTAATTCAATGCAGTAATGGAAAATGGAGAGTAGGTACAGGTGATTGTATTTATGATACCAAAGAGAAAGCAACAGAAGTTTATGTGGCTATAATTTCCAAAGGTGAGTATGCAGCTGAAGCAAATAAGGTTTCTTTTGATTTTGATGATACATTATCCACAAAGAGAGGGCAAACATTAGCCAAGAGATTAATAACTCAAGGAAAGGATGTTTATATCATTACAAGAAGGCAAGAATCAGCATCGGCAGAAGTTTATAAAGTTGCAGATGAATTAGGAATACCAAAATCAAAGGTCTATTTTACTAATGGTAAAATGAAGTGGGAAACAATTAAAAGATTAGATATTGATATTCATTATGATAATAATCAACAGGAATTAGATTTAATCGATAAGAATACAAATGCAGTAGGAATTAAATTTTAATTTGGATTTCAATTTTTTTCAATGGAAGAGATAAAAAAACAAAGAGGAGGTGCCAGACCAAATTCGGGAAGACTAAAAAAAGATGAAGTAATTTCATTGATTGAAACTATGGATTTAGTTAAGGTCCCTGAAGCTGTATGGATTAAGTTGGCTGAAAGAGTTGATGAAGGTGATACAAATGCCATCAAGACTTGGCTACAATACAGGTATGGTATGCCAAAACAAGTTATAGATCAAAACAATACACATACAATTAACGATTTCGACATCAAAGACATTGTCAAATTTGAGTGATAAGTTTAAATGATAAATATAAGCCGTTATTTTATTCTGATTCAAGATACTATGTTATAACTGGTGGTCGTGGTTCGGGTAAATCCTATGCTTTAAACTCATTCCTTTTACTTTTAACATACGAAGTAGATCATGTAATACTATTTACAAGATATACACTAACATCAGCTCATGTGTCAATCATTCCAGAGTTTACAGATAAGATTGAAACGGCAGGATTACAAGACCATTTTTACATAACAAAGGATGAGATTATTAATACTCAAACTAATTCAAGGATAATATTTAAGGGAATTAAAACATCAAGTGGAACGCAAACGGCTAATTTAAAGTCATTGGCTGGAGTAACTACATTTGTACTTGATGAAGCTGAAGAATTAGTTGATGAAGATGTATTTGATAAGATTGATTTATCAGTTAGGCATAACTCAAAGCAAAATAGGGTAATATTGATTTTAAATCCAGTAACCAAAGAGCATTTTATTTACAAAAGATTCTTTGAAAATAAAGGAGTGGATGCTGGGTCATCATTAATAAAAAAAGATACAACTTACATTCATACAACTTATAAAGACAATGAAAAATATTTATCTAATTCATTTATTTCCCAAATTGAAAACTTACAAGAAACAAATCCTAAAAAATATCAGCATACAATTTTAGGAGGTTGGTTAGATAAGGCTGAAGGAGTAGTTTTTACCAATTGGAAGTTTGGGGAATTTAATCCTAATAAACTACAAACATCATTTGGTATGGACTTTGGATTTTCAATTGATCCTGATGCTTTGGCTGAAGTTGCCATTGACAAAGCAAAAAAGATAATCTATGTCAAGGAGGTAATTTATGAACGTGGATTAAAGACACATATTTTGGCATCATTAATAAAAGAGAAATGTAATAATGGTTTAATCATTGCAGATTCCGCAGAGCCAAGACTAATAGATGACTTACGTTATCAAGGAATTAATATTCAACCGGTAAAGAAAGGCACTATTGAATCTGGTATAGTAAGAATGCAAGACTATCAAATCATTGTAGATCCACAATCACAAAACATTGCCAAAGAATTTAACAACTATGTTTACTTAAATAAGGCATCTAAATTATACCTTGATGCTTGGAATCATATTATTGATGCGATTAGATACAATATAATCTACCATTTAGATAATCCAAATCAAGGGAATTATCACATATATTAAGACAAAAACAAACAATTTACGTTTATACACTATGAAGGTTAAAATATCAATTCCGACATCATTAAGTGAGATTAAATTAAGCCAATATCAGAAGTTTGTTAAGATAGCAAGCGAGAATGAAGAAGGCACATTTCTAAACCAAAAGATGGTTCAGATATTTTGCAATGTTGATTTATTTGTAGTTGCAAAGATGAAGCAGCAAGATTTAAATTATGCAGTTAATCAGATTGCAGAATTGTTTAAAAAGATTCCAGAGTTAGTAACAAAGTTTACTTTAAATGGTACAGAGTTTGGATTTATTCCGAACCTAAATGATATGTCAAGTGGCGAGTACATGGACTTGGATGGGTATATTGTTGACTGGGAGGATTCGCATAAAAGTATGGCAGTTCTTTACAGACCAATTAAACAAAAATTAGGCAATAAATACTTAATTGAGGACTATGAGGGAAGTGATAAGTATTCAGAATTAATGTTAGATGCTCCAATGGATGTTGTATTAAGTAGTAAGGTTTTTTTTTGGACTTTAGGACGCGAATTATTGAAAAATACGATAGCCTTTTTGGAGGAGAGCAATCCAATGAGTTTAGCGAACAAGCACAATTTGGGAAGCGATGGGGTTGGTATTCTTCAATCTATGCCTTATCACAAGGAGATGTTAGACGATTTGATGAAATTACCAAACTTTCCATTAATCAATGCTTAATGTTTTTAAGTTTTGAAAAACAAAAGAATGAATTAGAAATGAAAATGATAAATCAAAATAGATAATGAACGGATTTTATTACGTTATAGATAAGTTAAGGGATTATATTAAAGACACAGGCTTTGTCAATACGGTTACTACTGGTGACATCTTTGAAGTTGATTTAGCCAAACAAACCATTTATTCATTGGCTCATATTATTGTAAATAATGCAAGTCCAAAAGAATATGTAAGTAATTATAATATTTCTATTTTATTTATGGACCTTGTTGATATAAGTAAAGAAGATAATATTAATGTTTTTGAAAATAATGATAATTTATTAGATGTGTTAAATGAGCAGTTAGCCATTGCACAAAGATTAGTAAGTAGTTTAAAACGTGGTGATTTGTTTACCAATTTAGTTCAGATTGATGGAGATCCATTATGTGAACCATTTACTGATAGGTTTGAAAATAAAGTGGCAGGATGGACTTTGACATTTGACATAATTGTACCTAATGATATGAGTATTTGCTAATGGAATTAAAGAACACACAAGCTTTAATAAAACGTTATAGGGACTATGTAATTCAACAGAGTAGGTCAAACCTATCCAAGAGCAAAAAGAATAACACAAAGGAGTTATATAATAGCATTAAAGGTGAGATAGTAAGCGAAAAGGATTATACAATAGTTGGATTTAGCATGGCTGATTATGGTATGTACCAGGATCAAGGTGTTAAGGGAAAAAGTAGTTCAGCCAAAGCACCAAATAGTATATTTCAATTTGGTAAAAAGTCAGGTCCCAAAGGTGGCTTAACAAAAGGAATTGAAAAATGGGTAAAACAAAAAGGAATACAATTTAGAGATAAAAAGAGTGGTAGATTTATATCTTATCAATCAACTGCATTTATTATTACTAGAAGTATTTATCAAACAGGTTTAAGGCCAAGTTTATTTTTTACAAAACCATTTGAAGCTGGAAAGAAAAAATATATTGATGGAGAAATAGGTCAGGCTTTTGCGATGGATGTTGACTATATTGTAGACTATGAATTAAAGAAAATAAAATGATAATTTACGCACGATCACCATACCTTATTGAAATTAATGGTGCTTTACAAACCACAAGCAAAATAGATTTATTCCTTTGGAATTATCCAAATAATATTAATGTAAGTGCAACTTATACACTTTCAAAAAATGTTGCATCTAATTCTCAAAGGTCAACGATTTATAATATAGCACCTTACTTGCGCGAATACATTGAAAATATTAATCCTATTATTCCAACGGGACCAGAACTTGAATCAAATACATCATTTGTAAATTATAAGGCTGTTTTATATTCAAATAATACTAATAAAACATTAGCATTTAAAACACGAGTACTTGCAGATTCAGGAACCTATGAGGCTGATGATTGTTTAGGTATTTTTACTGGTGATTATATTATTGGCGGTGCAGTTGATGGCTATTCTAATTATACAGGTGGAATAAATCAAACAAATCCAATCAATAATTTTTGTATATTAGGCGATAATACAAAGGAAATACAATACACATTGGGTAAAATTCCTTATGTAAACGTATTAATTAATAAGGAT